TGTTGGCCGTAAAGTTGGCACTTTCAGTGGAGTTGCCATAATAGGCGTTGTAAAATCTCCGAAACGCGGTTGCGGACCCTCCATTAAGCTCGGTGGCCCAATGGCCGAAATCCCGCATGTCGAACTTTTTCACATACTTATAATTGCAGACATCGTAGGCAGCCCAGGCGTATGGCGGGGCGCAAAAGTCAGTGGCATTGGCACCGTTTGAAAATGTGGGCGGTTTAGCAGGTACACCGGGACAGTCTTTATAGTCTGCCCACGGGCCTAAAAGCATGATGATCGGATTGCTTTGGGTTTTAGTGTTTGCGCCTCCGCCACCGCCTTTAGATATCAGCCATTCACCGGTCGTCAGCGACCTTTCAGCCCGATAAACCTGATTATCACCAACGGTGATCGACCCGTCATTTAGTTCGATGGCGTAGTCATCTGTGGCGTTTGCGGTTCGCGTGGTAATATTGTTCCACGTTTTATTGGCTGTCAGATTTGCCCCGTCTTCACGATAAACCTGAATCCATCCATAACGAACTGGCGTGAACGTCGTGTTGCTTTCCGTCACCCGAAGATGGACGACTTCGGTCAGATCGATTTCAATCGAGTCGTCATCGCCTGACGAATTGATTCGGCCAGAGCCTGACATGGTTGGCCGGCGTTTGACAAGTTTATTTAACTTCTGAGCGGTCAACCGCTCGCCACGTTCAAACAGGTTCTCGCTTGATTTGGCCATCGTTTCCCTTAGCTGACGATCAGGGTAATTACAGAGATGTTTCCGGTCGTTCCTGCCGATGTGATAGTGTTCCCACTTGCAATCGCCAGACCGTTGGCAGAACCGGAACACCACGTCATGAAGGTATTTGGTGGCAATTTGCAGGCTGGAAAGCCAGTGATATTGCTGGTGATCGTGATTGCGTCATTTGTTGCGGAATTGAACATTCGGACCGCTTTAAGTGCGGTAAAAGTGAAGTTGGCACCAGAAGTGGTTAGCAGGGAGCCTAGAGTGGTCGTGGTGCTGTTGGCGGCAATCGTGATGAGTGGATCTATTACGGCCGTTGCATTTGCAGCACCGGTGCCGTTGGCGTACAGAAACACGTCCCTTTGAGTCGTCACGGATGATGTGACGGTCATTCCCGTTGTGGTGGTTGCGGTGGCGACAATCGAACTGTTTACGCTTGCTGTGAGCGGCATGATGCTCTCCTGTGGTTAATAGCCTGGTGCCCATCGCATGGATGGCGTGATGATTGAGGTCGGGTAAATGTCGGCCTTGGAATAAACCAGATTCCCTGCTTGAGTTGCGTACCGATACAGTACGCCGTTAGTGCCAAGGGAGACGTTCCAGCCGGTTTGCTTCCACTTGTAAATCAGGCTCACATCGAGAATTCCGGTCCCGTTGGACATATCACGGCGTGATGTCGAGACGCCGTCAAACAGGATGCTTTCAGGCTCACAGCCCCACATGGCCGCTTGGTTGACTTTCCCGACCTTGTTTGCAAACACGGAAGCGTTGACGTATCGGCAGTTGTGGAGGGTGAGCGACAGCGAAAAGCACGGCGAACGGTAAAAGTCGCTGCCATTGCCGGGCTTTGCGACACCTGCCGGAATCGTTTGAGCACTTCCCGTGGCAGTCGTGGCAGCCCACTTTAACGCACCCGATGGAATCTTGATTGACTCGGAGGCGTACTGAACCTGGAACGAACTCATCTCAATCGGATTGGATGGGTCAAACTGTGTGGCCGGTGGATATTCACCTGACATCGGCGGAGTTGAAACAATCGAGGAAAATGTCACATCGACAAACGCTGATTCGTAATATTCTCCCGGTGCCGATCCGATGCCACCGCGGCTGATGTGTCCTATCGGTTCAATATTGGCCGATGTAGCCCGCATGTTGGGCGACGCTGGCCACGCCCACGGGTTTCCATCAAGCAATCCGAGGGTAGAATTAACGAATGTGAAAGCGTCTGCCCAATCGACTTTATACCGCACGTTGGCCGATAAACCCTGAAGGTTTGCGGTGATGCGTGGCGAGGGGCTTGCGGCCTGTTTGTAAGGTACGGTCGGTGCGCTCATTTAGCCAAGCCCCTTAATTTCGTCGGTCATGCGGCGGATCTCTTCGGTTTGCTTTTCAATTGCTTTCACCGTTGGATCGTCGCCAGTTCCAGCGTTGAGATTTCGGTTGAATACATCGGATGAACCAACGACCTCGGTTCTGGCTCGCTGGGCCGTAAGTTCGTCAAGCCGTTCCTGAGCCTTCCCTTTATCCTTTTCCAGTGACTGCCGTTCTAGCTCCGTGGCCACCATCGCATCGTATTCTTCGACCATGCTTTTTGTCTCGGAACTGGCACGATCTTTTTCGATCCTAAGTAGTTCCTCAGCCGATCCTGTGGCCCTCTCGTAGTCGTCGGCCATTGCCTTGGTGCGTTCATCCTTCAGGTTCAGCATCCCTTCGACCTTCTTCGTGGCCGCAGCGTCGCCTTCGGAGAAACCTCCGTAAAGTTCACGGGATTGGGTCTTGGTCATGCCCGCCTTGCGACCTTCGGTTTCGATCTTGGTTCGCAGATTGTCACCACCACCGTATTTATCCACGGCGGCCTGATAAACTTTTTTATTGACCGATTCCGCTTCCATGCGTCCGGTCGTTTTGTCATTTTCCGCCGTTGAACCCTTCTGAAGCCATCGCATATCTTTCGCGGCCTTGGCACCCATTTGAAAGGATTCCGACATCGCTGCCGTTGCGGCTGTAGCCTTTTTCATGTTGATCGCAGCCGCTTCGGACTCGGTTGCAGCCATTCCGAAATAACGGGAAAGAGCGTTTAAACTGGATTCAGATGTAATGTTGCTAGATTGGGTGCGGGTGGTCAGAAATTCCGCGTCGGCTTTGCGACCCTCAGCCATTGCCGCTGATCGGCCACCACCGCCCATCATGCCCTTAACAGAATTTGCCGCCTTTTCGGCGTTCGTGCTAACCAGTCCAAGGCTCGCTGAAACGGAATCTGCCAGGCTCTTGACCAACGGCAAACCGACCTGGACGGCGACAGCGATCAGCGTCATCTTGCCAGCCAGGGCGGCGGCGACATCCGTTGACTTGCCCATCGCACGGGCAATGGACATGCTGACACCTTCCACGTTATTGACCACGCCCATCAAACCACCGGCCTGAAAATCCTGAATACCACGAGAGGCTTGCAGGAGTGCCATATTCCGGTGCTTTTGTGCCTCGTCAGCCATCGCCGGGCCAGCGGTTGATTTGTTCAGGGCCGCTTGCATCTTCTGACCAGCCTGCTGAGCCTGCACCACTGCTTGTGCAAGCCCGGCACGCAATTGGTCATCCGATATCCCGAGTTCAACCGAGAGATTTCCAACGCTCGTAGACATATCAATTCCCCCGGTTGCGAGAGGCACCGTCCATAATCTCAAACAGTGCGGTCACAGGCATACCCAGCAAGTCTTTATAGCCAACGTGCATCTCGCTCATCATGTAGGCGATGATGCGACTCCAATCGGTTCGCTCGCGAGGTCCGCCATCGTCGGTTGACCTGCGGCGTTCCCGTCTTTTGGGTCGGTTTCATTCGCCCCAAATGCAATTAGCTGCATCTCCACAACATCGGTCGTGGTTGCACTCTTGGCAATCGACAGGATTTCATCCGGTTGCAAGTGCGGGTTATAGTGCCGCAATATCGCTGATAGAAATGCAATCCCGAAATCCGCTTTCACGAGAAACTTCTGGGTGCAGAGTGCCGTAATGGCGTCCGGTGGCCAGAAGTGAGTTTCTTGAAGTGCCTTGGAAACAAGCTGGTCAGCCAGTTCCTTGCCGATCTGCTCAAGTGCCTTGGAATCCTGAAGGATTTCATACGGCGTTTTCAGTTCAGATAAATACGACTCGATTTCAAGGGCGGCACCCAGGGTGAGTTTCCCCACCCTGTAAGGTGTGCCGTTGAAGTCGCGAGTGAGGACAGGATTCGCGATCTTTGCCGGGTTAGCCACAGATTAATTCCCATTGCCTTGAAATGTAATTGTCACGGGAATGGCCCCGTTGACCTGTGCCTGGCCGAACGAAACGTCAGCCACATAAGCCGGAAATGCAGCACCACCACCGGTCCATGACAGCGAACCGTTAGCCCCGATAAGAGGCAGTGTGCTGTTGGCCGATCCGACATAGGTGGTAACCGTGGCCTTTCGATCTTTGAGTGTGGGCGTAACCGACTTGTAACCACCATCGGCGGTCGTGGTCGTGTCAGCCAATTCAATCGAGTCGGTATAGCTGGCGGAAGCGGCTGCGATTGACGACCCGCCGAACGTGACGGTGGTCGAGTAGAACGTGGTCTTTGGAGTCGATGGCATGATTCAAGCCTTTCAGGTCAGGTAGTCCAACGGAATTCAACAGGCACAGAAGAGGACCACAAAGCGCCTTGATCGGTGTAATTCACATCAATCTCGGCGGATTGTACCAGCGACGAATCAATGCCCGTGATCACACCCCGGTCGAAAGCATCAACCAAGGTTTGAGTGGTTGCAATGATTGCAGTGTCAGAGATGTCGAACAGGTAAAAAGTCCCTGTCATTTGCCAGTCACGATAAGTGGTGGTTGGCTCGTTTGGTGTGATGATCGAAAGCCTCAGCACCGCGTATGGTGGTTTGGCGTTGCCCGGTGCCAGTTGCAATGACAGCGGCAGGAGCGGGAATACCGTGGCCCATTTCGAGCGGATATTCAGAACGGTGGTATTGATATTCAAATCTGTTCATTCGCCCCCACATTTAATCGGGTGTACTGAGTCCCACGCGGCCCATTGCCGGGCACCACGGCCATGACTTCAAACCAGACACCGTTGTAGTTGATCCGGTCGTAAGCCTTGGCAGCGAACAAACCGTTGACGTAAACCGAAGCCATGACGTTATTGCCCTCAGTCTGGTTCACGATTGCAATCGAATCACTTCGGAATTGCACGAATGCGGACATCGCGACACCGGTGGCCGGATAGGTGCGGTTGATCCCTCCGAGCGTTCCGGAGACGGTTTCGGTGGCTGTAAAGTAGTTGATGATGTGAGGAGTCTGCATTATTTTGCGGCCCTTTGGAGTGCCAGGGCGAATTGAAACATGATTGCTTCTTGCTGAGACTCGAACGCCGGTCTCATGTATGGACGCGGTGGTAACCGGATTAATCCCTTGCCGCCAAGTTCTTGGATTCTTGCGTACTTCAAGCCCTGCTGTGGACCGATTTTAGCCTTATAATTCCCTTGGCTATATTCAATGGCGATTTTCTGAAGATTGCCACTCTGTTTATGCGGGGGTGATCCGGCAGGAGAGGAACTGACCCACCGATTGAGCGGTGAACCGTACCAGTAAATCCCTTTAACCCCATTGTGAGAACCGCCCATCGTGAGCGACGCACCAGTCTTTACGCTTTTGATCGTTTTCAAGCCTTTGATTTTGGCCATTCCATTTGATTTGATCAGGGCATTCTTTTGGGTCTTGTTTAAACCCTTAAAAGCCTTACCAGACGACCGATTCAATTCGCGTGTCGCCGCCTTGCCAGTCACGTTTAATAGTTCAACAGCCTTGTTTCGCACCTTGCCTGCGGCCTGACGGACAGCTCGTGATAGCTCGCGTTGCAATCGAGCGGTGAAAGCGCCACCCTGCCAGTCGAGTTTAAATGTTGCGTTAATCATCCGATCACCACCACTCGATAAGGCTGTAAAAGCTGGATCGCCATCGCAGGTAAACCGCCGCCGGTTGTGGACATTTGATAAGTCGCCGAATAATCACCAATTCGTTCGCTGGTAAGGACACCGGGATTCTGACCATTGTTTTTCAAATGCACCGCAGTTAATGCAATCGCCAATTTGACATCGGCGGTGAGGTCAGCAGGCAGAAAAGTGCGGGCGCAATATTGGTCGATCAATGACGATGCCGCCGATAGATAGGCCACAGCAGCAGATGCCGCCCATGTGCCAATCACTTCGATATATGTCGTGGCTTCGGATTGCGAGATGTAAGCGGCCATCGTTTTACCTCAGTGAAAATGAGACCCGGCGGGCAGGGAGAGACCCGCCGGGCTGACCAACAGAACCAAACTCAGGAAACAGCTTCTTTGATGCTGGCAAATGCACTGGCATCGCGAACGGCACCGCCGATGCGGTACTTGTAATTCAGCCGGATCAAGTTATCACCCTGCTTTGACATGTCATCAATAATCACGGTGAAACCTTGGCGAACGAGCAGG